TCGGCGTCGGCGTCGGCGTCGGTGTGGGTGTGGGTGTGGGTGTGGGCGTCGGTGTAGGGGTGGGAGTAGGTGTCGGCGTCGGCGTGGGAGCTGGGCCGGTGGGCATAGCCGGCTGCGTATTTGGGTCAGATGTGCACGTCTCGCCAGTCTGAATACCTGAGGCGTTAGAGGTCATGTCGTAATAACCCGAACCATTGGCATCAAGCGATACTTGTAATTGATCCCTCTGGACTGAATAAAGACAGCCGGAGTTACACCAGGAAACAGGGGACGCCGCTGAGCCCGATGCAATGGTGTAGGTTTGACCGGATGAGCCCTGAAATGCGCCGTTAGGGTCTTTATATAGATAGCCCAATGTAATAGACGCGCTACCGGCTGTGCCTTTGACACATGCAGCAACGCAAGATTGACCGCTTTCCGTATATCCCGCGTTGCATTGGCAATTTGACTGAACAGTAAGCCCAAATTGCTGCACGCCATCAACCTGGATGGAATTTGGAGGGCAATACTCGCGATCATGCACACCGTAATAATTCTTGAAGCTAGGAGCGTTATTCGTCCAGGTGTCGCACGTCCAACCGCCCGACTCCATTTGCGAAACGATCAATTGACCATTCGCATTAGGATATCCAAGTGCCTGATTTTGCGTATCGGCCGCAGCCTGACAAGCTGAAGCGACATCTTTATAGTAGCCAATGATAGTACCCCCAGGCGTGAACAGAATAGACAGCGCTGGAAACTTTGCAAATGCGCCAGATGCCGAAAACGAGAGCGCAAGAATCACCAGAAACCGGAGGCACTTAAACATAATCGGCCTTATTTGCGCTGATTAGCTGATTTGATCAGCTGCTTATTGCTCTGGGCAGCGGATTTAGATGGATCGGCCTTTTTCGGGGCGTAAACCAAATTTTCACGCCGACGAGTGTCCTTCCTGCCGTCAATGACTTCAGCAGAAAACGACGATTGGAGAAACAAAAAAGGCAGCAGAGCCGCCAGAAGGAATTTAGATTTAGACACCTCGTAACCCCTGAATAAATGCACCAGCAGAAAGGGCGCCGATGAGGGCCACCCCGACCCAGAAAACGAGAAGAAGTGGACCGCTCATCAGCTTCACCCGGCCTTAGGCCTTCTTGACGGCGCGCTTGCCCAGGTCGATGCCCTTGAATGCCATCACGATGCCGATGATCAGGATGCCCAGGGCAGCAACGGCAGGAGCGACGTTGGTGAGGTCGATCGAAGTGAGCGCGGCAGTGAAGGGGTCATTGCCGGCGGCGTGGGCACCGGTAGCAGCAACTGCGGCAGGGATCAGGGCCAGGCGGGCCATCTTTTGACGGAAGTTCATGGATATTCTCCAAAAAGGTTGATTTGAAAGGTGCGAAATTGCACCGGAGAGGGTTAGCCCCTCTGCGCTGAAATCTCACATTTTCTTGATGGTGGTGATAATGGCGCCGCAGGTGAAACCAATAGCCCATAACATCAAGATCGCGCCAAAGCCCCACGAATAGACCGCGAGGACGGCATCAGGCGTAACACCCCAGGACGCCGGGTCCATCGATTCAAAAGCGGTTTGAGATTCTGGAGGGCACGGAAATACCGCGACTGAACATTGAAAAACATTCATTTAGTCCCCGGTCAGATGTGCGCCGCATTCGGGGCAATACAAATCAGTCGGGTCGTAAGGCGTATTGCAATCATCAATACCGCCGGTCCAACCGCAATCCTCACATTCGATTTCAATATCATCATCCATAGATAGAGCCCCATTTAAGCCGAAAATATGGGTTATGCGTCAGACATAAGCCCGCTCACGAATCCACTTGGTCGCAACGAACTTTTCCCCACGGACGACAGGCGCACCGCCGTGCAGCGACAGCGAATCAGGCGAAGGTTCCGGGTATGCGAAATAGAGGGCGCCGCCCTTCAGTGGCTGTACCTTCAAGCCAAGGTCTGGGAAGACGGTTTCACCGCCTTCATCAGGCTGATTCAGGTACAGCAAAACAGTTGCGATGCGATTGCCGCCGCTTTTGGTGTGCTGGGCCGTACCGGGCAGAGCCGGGTCGAAATAGTCGTAATGGGGCTTGTACTCAGCGCCTTCTGCGTAGTGCAGAACCTGGAAGCCCTCGCCGTTGACAACGGGGTGCCCAAAGGCTTCTTCAATGCGCTTTTCGATGCGATCAACGATAGGCAGCTGAGCACGCTGAAAGTACATGCCCCGACTGGTGCGGGCTGCGTGGGCTTCAAGCGAACCGTCATCACAAACGACGGTCGAGCGCTTCAGGCTGGGGGCGGCAAGGCGGACGAGCGCATCACACTCAGCATGAGAGAGGAACTCCTCGATCAACAGAATGCGAGGTTCCTCGGAAACGGTATATACGGTTTTTTGAAGGGTGGCAGTGTTCATGTCAGGAAATGGCCTCAACAAGAAATCGGTTCAATCGAGAGACAGCGAAAGGAGCCAGGGCGACAAGCAGAAAGGCCGACCCAATAAAAAGAACGTGGCTCATATCGGGTAATCGTTCGCCGTACCAAGACGGTCCAGGTCAATGACCTGGGGACGGTCTTCGGGGTCGCAGTGGTCTTCGACCAACTGAAATGCCGCGTCCATATCGCCCACCACGCCGCCACCGGCTTCACGCAGGGAGGCGACCCATTCGGGCTGGCCGTCATCGAGCGACGGGGCCAGGAAGCGGCCTGTAGCAAGCGACTGGACGAGCAGGCGCATATCAGGCCTTCACTGCGGCTTGCTGGGGCGCTGCAGCGCGGGAAACCGGCTTGATGGAGACCAGCTTGAGGCTGGTGCCGTCTTCACGAGCTGCAGTCATCTCGAACACGGCATCGGCCTGGATCGGCAGCGAGCCGCCCAGGTGCGCCCACTTGTCGAATTCCTTGTGATCGCCCAGCTTGAAGGGGCGCGTGACGCGGCCGATGGAGCGGCCTGCACCGTTTTCTTTCAGATCCACTTCGCAATGGAAGGTGGTGGACGAGAAGGCGCGGCCTTCCATTTCGCCAACGGACTCTTTGACGGCGTGGACGATGACTTGAGACTGGAATTGCATGGTTACCTCTGTGCCCCTTGTTGACAGTCAAGCGAAGGCATGGGCGTAGCCCTCGACCGGTTGAAGAATCGAAACCTTGGGAAACATCGACATGCAAGCCTGGCGAACCTCCTCAGGCTTGAAGGCCTTGAGTCGGCCTGGAATGCGAGGACCAGCAACGAAATGCAGAAAGTCGTCACCCAGGGTGTGATAAGCCAATGCCAGGGATGGCGCGGCAACATTGAGAAGCCACTTCATGTTGCGATAGGCTTCGGCGCGAACGGTCTCCAGGGCGCGGCGTGGGGTGCACCGCACGCGCTCAGGCAGAGCCTTCTGATTGGCCTGGGCAAGGACCAGGGCGTGCCATTCAGAGGCCCCAGCGAAGAAGTCAGCCGGGCGGCGCAGCATGTCACTGGAGAGGACGCGCAGCTTGTTGCCGTAGCGCAGTTCAAAGCGCATCCAAGCCGAGCCGGCTTCGACGCCAAAGAGCTGATCGCCTTTTTCGTAGACGTTGGTCTGTTTGCCGGCTTCCTTGCTGCCGATGTAGAAGGATCGCGCCTGGCCGTTGCACCAGTCGCCGACCAGGTTGCACTTGAGACGCTTGCCGCCTGAGTCGCACAGGCCGCTTTCGTAGTCGGTCTTGATGCGCTCCATGCCGCCGCTGTAGCCGTCGAAGAAATCGAGTGCCAGGTCACAGCGGGTGATATCGGCTTCATGCATGTCCACGAGCTGGGCCATGCGGAGATTCCAGCCGTGCGCGGCGAAGGTGCAGGCGTAGCCATAGAGGTTGACGTGCAGGGTGCGGGCCTGGGCCTTTTGGCGCGGGCCATCGCTGGAGGCCAGGAAGCCCACCCAGCCGCACTCTTGATCGTTGCGGACGATGCTCCAGCGGTGCTTATAGAAGTCGTGGCCCTTGCGCAGCTCAGGGTGGACTGTGAACTCCTCGCCCAGCGCCTGGCAGACTTCGCGGCCCAGCTCCAGGGCCTGGGCTGCTGGGGCGAAATCCTCATCAGGGATCATCGAGAGCACCTGGCGGATCTGGGCCATCGCATAGGCCGAGTCATAGATGCTGGTGGTCTTTGGCTTGGGAAACAGGTCATCGACCGATGGAGCCGGGGCGCTGCGCAGTTGGCAGGTGAAGCGCAGCCAATCGACGTGCACGACGCTGCCGCTTGCCGTGCGTTCGGCCTCAAGACGCACCTTGATCTCATTGCCGTCCAAGACAAGAGAGTTCTTTTTTGCGCGAGCCGGGCGGGTCATGGCTGGACTCCGTTGTTATCCCCGTGATTACCAACGGGGGTGCTACGCACCAGCTCCGCGCCCAGCACCTCCCCGCAAGCGGGGGCCCCTCCGGGCGCTGCGCTGGAGCTGCGCACTGAGTGAGCGCCGAA